TGCATAATAGGTAGTGTCTGAGTTGGAAAGATTTGCAGTAAAAGTTTCAAAATTCGTTACAGCACCTAAAAGAGATATCGTTCCTGTACCTGTGGTAGTGGTGGTTTCTCGTACTCTATCTGCAATCGCTAGTGCCATTAGGCTATCCTTATTATAGCATTACTTGCGTCGTTTGTTGGAAAAACAACCTGGAAAGTTCCAGAAGAAGAAGATTTGTCTGAACCAAAGTCCAACACACATACAGCTTTGTTTGAATCACTTGAATTATGAATTAGTGCTCCTCTAGCCGTAATAGTTGCTGAAGTAAACGAAATATCGGAAAAATCTGTTGTTGCAGTTGATGTACTCTTCAAACTAGGATCAACTCTTGTTAAAGAGCCTCCTCCCGCAGAATACGTTCCAGAATTTCCAACTTCATTAGAAGAGGAATACGCAGTTGTTGTTGAATCTAAACTTGCACTGCTTGTAAACAAGGCAAGTTTAAAAGTGTCTCCTCCACTATTTTTAAAATTATGTATCCCCTCTAAGAGTTCTTGCTTAAAAGAGTTACACATCGCCTGTGTTATAGCCATTATATTCTCCTTATCTGTTCAGCCAATTTCTCATACCCGGCATCTTTTATTGCGTTATATATCGTAACCCTATCTGATTTTATAGCTTCTTTCATGTAAAAAACTATAACTTTCTCCAAATGAGCTTTAAAAGCTCTTGCCTGGTCTCTTATCGCGGGAGGGGCATTGTCTCCGACTTCCACTATTTTCTCAACGCACTGCTGTGCTACTTCTTCGGGTGTAAAACCTCTATTATTAGTTGTACGGATCTGTACTACTGGTTCTTTCGGTAAATCAAGTATCATGTTCTAGGTCTTTCTGGTAATCCTCTTCTATATCCATCAGCGTTTTCACGAGCCTCTCCGTACTCCTTCAGTCTTAATAAGGACTCGGTAAATCTGTCATTATACATCTGCATAACGTCTGGTTCCCCTTTCATGTATATATTTGCCTCCATCAAACTTCCATAAAGCATGGCATTTGGGGCATTCGTACTCAACCAGGTTGTACCTGAGTCAGATCCCGCAGTAAGGCTATTAGGTCTGTAATAATAGTGCAGTTCCACAGAATACGTTGCATCTGGGGTAGGGGCTAAGATAAAATTATCCACATCAAAGCGGGCATAATACTTCGGAGCACCCGTTGTAGATGAATTAGGGTTATACTCTTGAATAAAGTTTACGTCTTTCTGCAACAAGAACTCTTTATTACTGGAGTTTGTGATAGAAAGACTAAATGAGGATAAGTAATCCGACGGAACGGCTAGATATTGATTACTTGAGGTTGTGGATGCCGTAGCATTTTTTCGAAAAAACTCTAGATCAATAGCTTTCAAGATACGCTCTTCAGCCGTCTTTATAAATGTAGGCAAGTGCGTAACGAAAGAAGTCTCAGAATTCTCAGAATAATCCTGAATTGCTGTTTTTAATGTTGCATATGTAAAACTCATGACGTTGACACCGTAACTGTCCCTAAACTAGATGTAAGAGTGCCTAGGGAATCTAATTTCTTTCCTACTATACCATCTCCATAATTAGTATATACCACAAAACTCGTTGTTTCTATAGCTGTGTCTGGTCGTGATATTCTTAATGCTTGAGGGTCAGAAATAGTCCTAGAAGGTTCTAATTGTGGATGTTTCGACTCATATTCATCTCTGCCAACGAGGGAACCGTTCCACTCACGTTTCATGTCTCTTAATCGGTAACGCCAACCAGACCTATCTGAAATCCCGTATGCGTTTTTTCCTGATGCAAATCTTGTCATTATGTCCTCAGATATTGAATACTAGGTTGTAGTTTAAGAGATACTCTGTCCTCGTCCTCGTCTGCTGCTCTTTGGAACTCTTCCTCATACACAACCTTTAATAGTTGCGTTCTTTCGGGTGCTTTTTTAAGCGAAAGATAATAAGCAAGACCCGCAACCATACAAGGAAGAAACCTAAAAGGAGCATCCGTCGTATTTTGCAACGTGTCAGCATCTTGAATCCTGTTAACATAATAATAAACTAGCGTGTAGGTTGAAACATCTGGAGTGGGCCATAAAGTAACAGTAGGTGTTACCTGTCTGTCATAAAAATACTGACTTGGACGACCTGTTGAGGTTTTGTTGGGGATATTTAGATATTCACTTCTGGATATTCTACTTATGGAATAATCAACACTGCTAGAGTCTCTTACAACAACGTCTAGGAGATCCGTGAAATTACTGGTTAAAGTATAAGAGGCATCGTTTGCGGAAAGAGCTTGTGTTCCTTGGGTAACTGTCCAGAGGTTTAATCCTCTGTTTGCCCAATCAGCGAACATCAGATTAAGAGATCGTCTTGCTGTTCTAGCGTCGTACCCTGTTCTGACTTCTACTCCACATCTCTCATACGCTTCTTCAATAATCTCTGCTACGTCAAGATCAAAATCTCTAGAACTAGAAGTTGCCATTTACTTTTTCCTCTTCTTCTTGCCACGTTTCAACTTCTTCTTCTTAGTAGGAGCCTGATTCGTTGAAACTTGCTTTTTCATTTGAAATCGACCCATTGCCATTTCTAGCACTCCTCTTGACGAACTCTTCCCATAAGGGCTTCAACATTTCATGGTTAGCACTTATTTTCACAGCCATAACTTCCGTTCTTTTGTCTACTTCTATTAAAGTCCATGCCATCCAAGATAACAAGCCGACACCCGCTACTGTTGTAATGCTTATGTATATCTCTTTCATCATGCGTAGAAAAATGTCATCTGGGTGATTGTATCAACAGTATATAATACTGTCATACCATCCTCAAAAAGAACACCCTCGTCTGGGAGATTATACGAAATGTTAGTGTTATCGGTTCCTATTGTTCTTGCTGTAAAGACAGAGCTTCCTGATTCTGGAGTTCCATTGTAAAAACTAATCGTTCCCGCAGTGCTACCAGAGGAAATAGAATACCCCTTTAATCTGACTCTACCCGCGAAAACAGCTTGAGCAGCCGTTGCCTGACTACCTACCTTAATATTCCCGGCATACTGAGCCGAACACTCAACAGCCGTTACTGTCTTGAAGTACTTACTACCATTTACTGCTTCCGCAGAACCAGTAGATGTAATCACCTCAGAGAGACTATCTCCATGAGTGTCTGTTCCTGTTATTGTTGTTGTCTTGCCATTGTCACTTGTACCCGTGGTCGTAACAGCAAGTTGCCTTGCTCCACCAGAGGCAAAGGACGCATTAGCCAGTGTTGCTGTAGTATTTGGTCTAGCAGCAGTAACAATAAAATCGTCGTCTGCAACAACCTCGTCACTTATTGTTATGACTTTTACGTCTGAACGCCCTGCCATATTATTCTCCTATAAAAGTAGGGGGCACGAAGCCCCCCGTTAATTATGCTTCGTATCCGTATAGTTCTATTAACAACTTACCTGCTGTATAATCAGCATCTGTTGTAGCACCTAGAGTTAGATACAAATACTCGTCTGCCGCAGGAACGGCTGCGAAAATAACAACACTACCTAATGTAGCGTCACCTGAGTTAACGAGTAGAGTTTCTGTCAAGCTACTGATAGCACCATCTTCAACACCAGTACCTTCAGTTGCTGAGTGGATGTTAATATCTGGGTCACCGCCCGCAGGAGCTTCAAAACAAGTCATTCGACCCGCTAGGATTGTTCCGTTTCTGGCAGCCGTAATTTGACCTATGTGACAAACATTAGATGTTCCATCAACACCAATGATGTCGCCACTAGCAGTTGATCGCAGTCCTGTAAGATCTATAAGAATACTGGTTTTAATGATACCACCTTCCCTAATCACAGAACTTTTGTAGACAGTGCCTGTACCACCCGTAATACCTGTACCTGCTTCTGTAGCCATTGTATTAGCATCAAGCGAAGTAAAGCCTGCAGATGAAACGGACATTTGTGTTGTTTCTGCACCTGTTGTTGCAGCGGTGGCGATAGAAGAATATCCACCCTCAGAACGTACTGTTCCCTTAAAAGTTGTATTAGCCATATTTACCTCCAATCTGGCAATGTCTACCACATTATGTGGTAGTTTGGATAATTAGAATATAAAACAATTCCACACAAAAAGAAAGGGCGATTTTACTCGCCCTTCTAGTTTGGGAGGAAACTATGAAAGTTAAGCTCCTGGTGACCCAAATACACAACGAGGATCAGAGAACCCGAAAGAATATCTCTCACGAGCCTTATACCTCATGTTACCTGTGTCGAAGTCAGCTTCCATGTTAGTCGAAAGAGGTGTTCTCTCGAAATGTAAGAAACCTCTTGGGGTGTCAGTCATGATGAAGAAAGCATCAGTATCTGTTAGGAAGTCATTCACAGTATATCCCTGTGGAAGCATTCCCATTGAACTAACAGCATTCACGTCATTGTCAGCAGTCCCTGGTCTCTGTGAAGAAGCCATCAATCTCTCAGCAGTAAACTGTAGCTGTCGAGGAATGATAAGCTTTGTACCACGGAGGGCGACTTTTAGACCACGCTCATCAACAAAACCGGCAATTTTGATCAACGCATCTTCCAAAGAAGTTTCATTCAAATCAGCCGCAGTTGAAGGCTCGTTTGCAAATGTGCTTCCGTTGGTTAATGGATGATCTGTTGCACACAGTTCTTTTCCGTCTCCACCTTTTACAGTTGAGTCGAAAGCATTGTTTAGAACTGCAGCAGCTTTCACCTGCTTTGTATGAGCCATTGATCTCGCCAAGGCTTTTGTATACCTAGAAGATAAACGGTCATAGAGGTTGTCCTCTACCGCTTCTTCTGTGATAGCAAAAGCTAACGCAATGGTTTCATGATTGTAACGGGCAGTAAATGATTCTACTGCGTCGTCAAAAGTTACAGCCGATCCTTCCGATTTGGTCGGGGCTGCTCCGAAGCCTGACAACATCACTTCTTCTTCGAATGCTCGATCAGAAGATTCTGTTGTGTAGATTTCAGAATGTTGGTTTTCGTACCTGGAATACTCCATGCCAAATAAAGCATTTAGACCAGGCTCTAACTCTTTAGCGAGTTGTGCTCTTGAAATAGCCATTACCTAGTCTCCTTATACACCAGTTGTTGAAACAGTACCACCTGCGATAGCACCATTTGGAGAGTTATAGTGATTGTTCAATCGAACAACGGCTCCAATACCCGCTGCAGCAAAATCTGCATTCTCCGGGTTTTCTTGCCATCCCATAATCCTCATATTTAAGGTGTTAGTGGTATTTATTGTGCTAATCGCCAAGGCACCTGAAGACATACCTGATGTGGTAGACCCAGAAGTACCTGATGAAAAATTAGCGTTTGCGAAGACAGCAGCTCTCGCTGTTGCCTTACTTGTCCATGAAGCATCCGTCGCAACTAAGAATAGTTGAAGAGGATCGTCATGTATCCAAGCTTTGACCGGGTGGTTGCTATCTGCACCAGATCCGGGCCAATAATTGGAATATACCGTCTCACCGGTAGTTGAAGACACATACTCACAACCGTGGAACGAGCCAAGCAATCCAACAGTTCCCCCTGCCGCAGCACCAACAATATCAATATAGCCAGTACTTAATGGAATTACAGGAGAACCTTGATAGATTGCATTAGAGTTGCCGTTCGCGATTTCGTAGAATGTGTATCCAGACGCACCAGTGCTGTTGGTATTCATACCTACCTTACCGATAGGTTTAAGTCCAAATGCACCATTTGAATTTGCCATTGGATTTCTACTCCTTTAAAAAGCGTTAATTTTTAGGGGACTCATTGCGACCCCCGAATGAAACTCTAGTCTGTCGATCATTTGTGATTGGCATCGAAGGATGCTGCTCTTTCATTAGATCGCTATCAACCGCAGTCATTTGTTCACGAGTTCTACCTCGATAAAAATCATTTCTCTCACTGACTGTTTCGAGAGGCATTCTTGCAAGCATTAATCCACCTGTTCCTATTATTCCTGCATACTTTCCATCTTCAATGGTCGGCACGTCCCTATTGGGGTATTCGTCTGCTCGTACTGGTTCCCACCCTTCGTCGATCTTCGCATGGACGTTAACTTTATCGTCCTCTCCACGAGTGGATATGCGAATCCATCGATGCTTATAGCCCTCTGGGGGTTCAGGTGCATTTAACCTGTTTGGTGGTTGCCAAGGTTTTCTGCGTGATGTTGTCTCACGGGTCTGTTCTTTTCTCGGTGTTCTATCTGTCATGTCTTAGTCCTTCACATATTTTGCGTACTCTTCGAGAGGTACTCCAAGTTTTTTAGCTATCGCTATTTGAGAAGGCGATAGTTTTACCGATCTTCGCTTCTGTTGTGTACGAGACGCTGTGGAGTTCGCAGAAGCGACCGTTGCTCCGTTGCTCGTTTTCTTTTCAAACTTATGAGGAAACTCTGATCTCATACGTCTGTCAATCTCACTATAGTACTCATCGCTCTCCGGGTCAAACCCTTCTTCTTGAATTAATTTATTATGTAATACAAATGCAGCCTGAGTCATTATCTCGTTATCCCCAAACCACACATTTTTCTCAGCCCAGTCTTTAGCCTTCGGAGATACATCAACCTTCTGTTGTGGCTGTTGTTGTGGGGTTTCAACGGGTTGAGCTTCGGAAGTTTCGATTTTATCTTTAGCTAATCTATACCGTTCCTGCTCTATGGTAATCTTTGATAATGCTTTCTGAGCTTCGAACATTTTTTCTGAGTCCCCGGCTTGGTGGGCCTCGGAATACGCTCTTTTCGCCTGGTCTTCCTGCGATTCAAGCCTAGTTCCGTACTCAGATAAATACCCTTTATCAAGGTTTCCAACACGTTGTTTAAGGTGTTTATTCTCTTCAAGGAGTTTCTGGGACATTCGGACAGCTTCTTCTCTGTCTCTCTCTTCCTTCCTATACTTCTCCGTAAGCTTTTTTATACGAGCCTGAACCTTAGTACTGTAATTGTCCAGTTCGTCTTCTTTGGGTTCTTCTTTCGTCTCTTTTGATTCTTCTTTCGTCTCGACGACTTCGACTTCTTGAGACTGTTGCTCTTTAATAGAGGGTGCTTCTACCTCTACCTCTACTGTCTCAGCTACTTCTACTTTCTGTTCCTGTTCCATAATATCTCCTAAAGACTATAAATATCGTCGGGGTGCTGAATCGTAGCAATAACTTCGTCATCGTTAATAATACGAACTTCGCCACCCTCGATCTTGAAACGTGCACCCGCATATCGACCTATGCAGACCCAATCACCCTCCTTGCACCAAGGTTCGTTCTCAGAAAACTTTTCCTTGTCTTTATATGCTAAAGGGCCTACCCGCACGACGTATGCAACAACAGTGGCTAACGCCTCTCTTTGAACAACATCTTCGGGCATAAGTACTCCTCCCTCTGTTTTGCCTTTACCTTTATAGGGCATAACAAGAAGTCTCCAACCCGTGGGTTGTGGCAATCTGTCTTTTAAGGGGAGGTTTGGTTCTTTGTCAGGGACTTTGTAAAAGTCAGGAACTAATAATTTGCTCGGCATCTTCTATTCTATTCTCCAGCAGGGACTTGATTTCTTCTTTAGCAAGCGAGAGTCCCCGTGCCTCTCCTACTAAATGTTGATATTGATTCCAATCTTTTATATTTCCTAATACTAGATCTTGTGCAATATTTTTTTCTCTCTCATCAAATTTATTATACAAATATTTCGCAAAGTCAACAACATCCATACATCTAGTCCTTAATTTATCTCAAAGTGGGGTCCATCGATGAACGGCCGCCTTCCCTGAGAGCGACGTAAATCAACATATGCGTTCATTGCATCCTCGGCTGTTCCTTCCCAAGCACGAAGGTCATCTATCTGCCATGCAGCGCCCCAACGAATTTTCAAATCGGTTCTGACAGCAGCTTCTTTCATAGCATCAGCTATCTCATCGTACACCTGGATTTCCCAACAAGGATCTCCGTCTTGGTACGCCATTAAATCCACAGCGTGACCAGTATCGTCATCTTGTAAAAGGTGTTTTGAGTTCATCGTCTGGGATCTTCCGGCATCATAGAGCTTTTTTTGCTCGTCAAATGTCCTCACCCCATAAATAACTCCGAAGTCGATTTTCGTCAGTTCAATAGCTTTTTTAACAGTATCTTGTAACTGTTCATTTACGCCTGCTAGTTTCTGGAAGCTTCTTTGAGATAGTCTGAACGTCATCTTTTTTCTCCTGTTGTTTAAGTACTTCATCTGTCCACGCAACAGATTCTTGGTGGGTGTGAGTCTTT